TCGTAAAAATGATATGTCAGATATGGTTTATCTTATGACAATCATTGGTTCAGCTCCCACACAATATGTTCAATTTAATAGTTCAGGCATAACAATTACTTCTCCAGTAAATGTAACTGTAAATGCTCCAACTGCAATCGTAAATTCTTCTACAAGTGTTACAATGAATACGCCAATTTTAAAAGTGAGTGGTGATATTATAGATAATTCAGCTACTAATACTCATTCAATGGCTCAGATGCGGTCTATTTATAATAGTCATACACATTCTGACCCACAAGGCGGTAATACTGGTACTCCAAGTAGTCCGATGTAATAAAGGTTAAAAATGACAATAATTCAAAACTCATTATTACTAGACCAATCCGCATGGGACCTAGTATTAGATATAAATGGAAATATTGCATTAGCTGATGCGCCTTATTCTATTGCTCAAGATGTAGCTTCAGCTACTAGAACATTTTTAGGTGAATGTTGGTATGATAATAGTTTAGGATTACCTTATTGGCAAAATATTTTAGGATTATTTCCGCCTTTGCAATTTGTTAATTTACAATTAACAACGGCGGCATTTACTATTCCTAATGTAGTTTCTGTTAAAGTTACATTTACATCTTTTGAGAATCGAGTTCTTTCAGGAACACTACAAATTATTGATACTGATGGAGCAATTAACAATGTGGCATTTGGATAACCTATGACAATTAATGAATTAGCTGAATTGGTAGCTATTGAAGCTAGAGAAAAATATCACGGTGAATTTGCGAGGGCTGCATAATGTCAACTAACGTTCCTCAAATAACTTGGGTCAATGGCAGTCCAGTACTGCCTTCCGAATCTGCAATTTTAACTGGCGTACAAGCTGACATTGATACGGCTTTTGGTGGTGGCGTTAATCCTTCACTTCAAACACCTCAAGGTCAATTAGCGCAATCTGAAACGGCAATTATTGGCGATAAGAATAACGAGATTGCTTATATAGCTAATCAAGTTAATCCGTCAATGGCTTCAGGAATTTGGCAAGATGCAATTGGTGAAATTTATTTTATTACAAGAATACCGGGTGCTGGTACAGTTGTAAATTGTACGTGTAATGGAGCTGTAGGAACAATTATTCCAGTAGGTTCAGTAGCACAAGATACAAGTGGATATTTATATTCGTCTACAACTTCTGCTACTATTCCTTCAAGTGGAAATGTTACAGTTCAATTCCAAAATCAAACGCAAGGTGCAATTGCTTGTGCTATTGGCGCATTGAAATTATTTATACTGCAATCGCTGGTTGGAATACAGTTTCAAATCCAGCAACAGGTACGGTTGGTAATTTGGTAGAAACTAGAGCGGCTTTTGAAGCTAGAAGGTCTGCGAGTGTTGCTGGAAATTCAGTTAATTCAATTCAAGCTATTTATGCCGCTGTAACACAAGTTCCAGATGTTATTGGAGCTTTCGTTACTGACAATCCTACAGGTAGTACTGTTAGTTATGGAAGCACAAGTTATTCGTTAGCGGCTCATTCTGTATGTGTGAGTGTAGCTGGCGGTACAAGTTCTGCGGTAGCTCAAGCTATTTGGGGTAAAAATTCACCGGGTTGTGCATATAACGGAAATACAACTGTGACTGTTTACGATACAACATATCCAACACCTTATCCAAGTTATTCAGTTACATATTTAATACCAACTTCCGCACCAGTTTATTTTATTGTTGAAATAAAAAATAATACTTTATTGCCATCAAATATTGTTCAATTAACACAAAATGCTGTTATTGCTTCATTTAATGGTCAAGATGGTGGGTCAGCAGTTACGATTAATTCAACTTCATATTCAGGTAGATATTATGCAAATATCAATGCAATCAATCCTAATGTTAATGTTATTGAAGTTTATCTAGGTTTAACAGCAAGTCCTTCTACATTATTAGCAGCTTTAGGAATTGACCAATTACCAACTATTACTGCATCTAATATTGTGGTGAGCTTAGTATGATAAACTGGGATGAAACATTATTAAGTCAATATGTAGATAGCCCTACGCTTGTAGGATTATTGCAATCATTTAATGATGCAGTAGACCCTACTATTGATATTGCTAATTTTTATTCTAATATTTGGAATATAGCTACTGCTGTAGGAAATGGATTAGATATATGGGGTCAGATTGTTGGTGTATCTCGTTATCTACAAGTAAGTGCATCTAATTATTTAGGTTTTAAAGAAGCCTATACTGCTCCAACAGCGTCTACAGGTCCGCAACCTTTTGGGCAAGCTCCATTTGGTTCAGGAACAGCATTGACTACAACTTTTGCTTTAGCAGATGCTCAATATAGAAGATTGATTTTAGTTAAAGCGGCGGCTAATATATCCAATTTATCTATCCCATCTATTAATGCTTTGTTGCAAGCTGAATTTAGCACGAGTGATGGTATTAATCCTTATGGTTCAGCTTATGTAATTAATTCAGGAAGTATGTCATTCCAATATCATTTAACTTTTGTACCAAGTGCAGTACAAATTGCAATTATTAACAATTCAGGTGTATTTCCTAGACCTGCTGGCGTTAGCGTATCATTAACTTATTAATAGGATAAATCATGCAAAGTACCAATATACCAACCAAGATTCCATTGCCATTTGCTTATGCCGCTACTGGAAGTTATATCGCTACTATTCCAACAGCTTCTCAAATTGGGGTAACTAATGGTAAAGCATCTTTGCATGATGGATTTCCACCATTAACTTTTACGCCTATTAGTACAGGTGGCGTTCCACCTTTCGGTGCTGATTTTAATGGTATCTTAAATGAAATAACAGCAATTACACAATGGCAACAAGCTGGTGGTTTCTTTCCGTATGATTCAGCATTTTCTACTACTGTAGGTGGTTATCCTAAAGGCGCAGTTATATTAAGTAGTTCATTTAATGGTTTTTGGTTGAGTTCTACTGAAAATAATTTAACTAATCCTGATACTGGTGGTGCTGGATGGGTTGCAACTGCTTTTCAAGGATTGCAATCAATAGCTATGTCTAGTACAAGCGTTACTATGACTACATTACAAGCGGCTTATCCAATTGTAACTATTACAGGGACATTGACTGCAAATAGTACATTAATTGTACCAAGCCAAGTAAATGAATGGATTTTCTCTAATCAAACTTCAGGAGCTTATACTTTAACCGTTAAAACTGCGGCAGGTACAGGCGTTGTTATTACTGCTGGTTCATCACAATATACTTGGAGTGATGGCACTAATGTTTACTTTGCTAATGCTTCTGCGGTAACAAGTTTTAATACTCGTACAGGTGCGATTGTTCTTAATTCAACTGATGTAACTACTGCGTTAGGATTTACGCCTTATAACGCAACTAATCCTTCTAATTATATATCTGTTGGTGTAGGAATTAATCAAACTTGGCAAGATATGTCTGCTAGTAGAGCTTATGGAGTTACTTATATAAATTCTACTTCTAGCTCAATTATGGTTTCAATCTATGGAGCAAATACAGTAGTTGATGGTTCTATACTTTTAACTATAGGTGGCGTTGCCATTTCTGAAACTATATCTGATTCTACTAATGGCATTAGTCATGGTCCAGTTTCAGGAATAGTTCCTATTGGTACAACTTATTCTATTTCTGCTCCAATAAATGCTTTTTCTAGTTTGAAATGGTCGGAATTACGTTAATTAAATAAAGGACAATATTATGGCATTATTTTTTTCAAAATCACTCAATGCAATATTCGATTCAGCAGTTACTTCCTTAGATAAATTTCCTGCGGATGTAGTAGAGTATGTAGAAGAAATTGTTGAAGATGTAAAAGCGGATTTAATTCCTTCTAAAAAAAGTAAACCTGTTACAGTATCGATAACTCCAGCGATTACACCAGTAGTTGTTGAATCAACTGTAATAACTAATTCAAAATTAAAAACTACTGCATAAATTGGAATAATAATGGACAATCAATTACTGATTAATTTAGTTCTAGGTGGAGTAATGTCAGTAATTGGCTGGTTTGCTAGAGTATTATGGTATGCAGTAGATGAAT